CCTGACATTTGAAATAATTGCATATAGTAAAACCCATCATTTGTTAAATTGAATGATGCTGTAACAGTCAGAAAATCAGCACTATTAAAAGATGCAGTAGGAATAATCGATGATGTCACATTAGTGTCTTCATTTACTAATTTGATCTTGTAAGACACAGGCGACACTGATGATGTTTCTCTTACTCTAATAGCAAATGATTGAGAAGATGTTACTGGTTGAATTACTATCATAATGATATAACCACAAATTGATGATTTAGTCTAAAAAAAGGGACCACTGTAGAGAACAGTGGTCCGATTAGATAAAATATACTATATGCCGTGGCTGAATACGGCAAAAATAAATATATGACAAAGAAATAGGCCATCCAAAAAGGATGACCTAAATCTTAGTAAACACTGTAAATGGGATATATATAAAAACTCCCTAGTTATAATTAGCTGTTAGAGCCAGTCACAACTGTAGGAGCATTAGTAATAGTACCAAATGGAAGAGATACAGTTGCACCTGAAACGTAGTTTGCAGGTAAAGCTTCTAATCCAGTAAACGTCAAGCTATATCCGTACTTATCACCTAATGAAGCACCAGTTTCAGTAATTGTACCTTCAGTTACATCAGCACCGTGTACACGTCCTACTAATAATGTTTGACCATTATTTGTTTGAACGAATATTTGTGGTCTACCATAAGCTAACAATTTAAGTTGTTTAGTTGTAGTAGCATCTAATGATTTAAGGTTCAATACTAATACTTGTGAAAAAGCAGTAGTACCATTATCTCTTGAGGTTACGATGGTTTCAGTGTAGGTAGAGTTGCCTTTTAAAGCATACTTGTAAACAGTTGAACCAGTTACCCAGGCAGTTACTTGATCATCAGAATTTAAAGAACCAGTAGCACTAGAGTTATAGTTCTGAAAATAAACTGCGAGCAAACCACCAACCGAATCTTTACAAGGTTCATTACGACCTAAAGTAATATCGCAAGCCATATTTTAATAATTTAATTTGTTTTTTTAAAAAAAATGAGGTTTTGTTTTTAGGAGGGTAACCACCAACCATCCATTATTTTATGCTAATTAGCAGTTCTTGTAAAGTACAATGTCTGAACCAACACCAAACTGAACACCAGCTGAGTAGCGCATTACAAAGCGTACGTTTTGTGAACCATCTAAATCACTCATATCTAATACTCTTACTTCGTTGAAATCACTCTTAAGAGCAGTACCGAAGAATAAGTTAGATTTTTGAGCAGCTACCATAGTGTTAGAAGCTAAACCAGGGCAGTATTGAAGAGGTATGCCTAAGAAATCTAATGGCTTACCACCTACATAAGCACCAAATTGGTAGTTAGCAGTACCTAATGCGAAAGCATAAGCTTTAACTACGTTAGCAGGTACATAGATGCTTAAATCTTCTTTACCATATACTGCAGAAGGAATAGAGTTAACTACAGATTGTAATTGGTTGATTACAGAAGCTGAAGTAACTGCAGAAGCTGAAACGATCAATGGACCATTAGCTGAACCTGAAGCAGCACATAATTGAGTTACGATACCATCAAACTGACCTACTGATGCGTTAGCACCTTGCCAGATGTTAGTTTCGTTTTGTTGAGCAACTTGCTGAGCAACATATCCGATTACGAAATCAGAGAATGAAGTAGGCAAAGTGTCATTTAATACTGAAGGAGCCATCATAGTAGCTTCCCAAGTTTGACGTAATTGTTTTTTACACAATTGTAAGTTAACTTGAAATTCTTCAGTTGTTAATACTCTCTCGTCGATTGACATAGAGGCAGGAGTAGCATTACCGAAATCACAAGCAGCGTTACCAATCAAGTTAGAGAAGTCAAACTTCTGAATAACTTCTTTGTAACGTACGTTAGGAAGTACAGTAATCAACTCTTTATCGATTGTTGGTGAGCTGAAAAGCGCAGCAGCGATGTATTTACCAGCAAATTCACCTGCATAGGTGTTGTTGGTTAACGTAGGCTGTTGTAAAAATACGTTCTTATTCATTTTAATAAGGTTTTAAAAATTTATTTTAGTTAATTAATTAAAACTCACTCATCTTGCGGAATACGCGTTGCTGAGTAGTTTCAAATTCTGATTTGTTGTTATAAAATTCGTTGTAAGAAGGTTTAGCAGCTTCAGGAGCACCAGTTAATTTACGTGCAGAAGACATTTTAACTTCTTTACCAGGTACTTTAGTTTCAGGTACAGTTACCATCTTCTCTTCGCTACCCATTTCTGTTTCATCGCCTTTTTCTTTAGTCAATGAAGCAAATGCTTTAGTTAATTCTTCAATCGCTTTCTTGATGTCTTCGATTTCAGCTTTAGTTGCATACTTTTCTTCAGGGCCTAAATCTTTTAGAGGTTCGGCCATTTCTTCTTTTTCAGGAGATTTGGTTTCAGGAACCATTGCTTTCTCCTCCATAGATTTTAATTCCATAGTTTCGGTTTTTTCTGATTGTGTTTTGTTTGTGATTGCTTTAGTCTCTTTAAGTTGTTTAATCTGAAGTGACTCAATCTTATTGCCGTCGATTTTTAAGGCATACTTTGTAGGACCACCTTGTGATAAACCATCAGCTGTATCTTCAATTACAATGTCGTATTCACCATCAATAAGAGGTTTTTTAGTACCATCTTCTGAGATAACAAATACAGGAACACCGATTTTCCATTCAGATACTTCTAAGATATCGTTGTCAGGAAGCAAAGAACCATACACAACATCGCGTGTAAGTTCAACTTCTTTTGCATCGATTGATAACAAAGTAAAGATTTTATTCAAAAGTATTTTTGAATCCATATCTAATTTATTTTGTGATTATATAACAATATCGTTATTTCTTATTTGAGAGGTTTTTGCGTTTCATGCCCATACCACCTGAATAAGTATTTCCAGTAAAGCTTGGTTGACTAAACTTCATTAATGCCTTTTTAAAAGCATAATCCTCTAAATTTATTTGTTGATAGCAAATTGCAGCAGCTTGTTGCTGATCATATTCGCCTGCTAATTCAGCAATACACTCACTTATAAATGTATCTTCTGATTGGCCTTGTTTACGTTGTGGGATTGGCATATTAATGTTTTTTACCTTGACCTCTATATATTTTAGTAGGCGCATCTTTGGGGCCGCTAGTTTTTCTAGCTTTGCCCCCTTTACGCTTACCAAATGTTAATTTATTTGAATTTACTGACTTTGCCATTATCTATTTTGTGTCACAGTTAATATTACTGATGGGATTGCTGGTATATTACCACTTGCTGCTGCTGCAACTAATTGAATATTTGCATCAGCTGATTGCCATACTAATTCATAATTATCATTTGCTGCAGCATCAACTACATAATTCCAAGCTGCTATTACTTTAGCTGCTGCTGCTGCTCCACTTATAGTTACTGCACCAGCACTTTGACTTACATTAGCACCATTCTTTTTTAACCAAATGTATACTACATCTGTTCCACTTCCTGATACTCTATCTACTTGTGCTGAGAATTGAATATTATAAGTTCCAGCATTTGTTAATGTGATTTGAGAACCAGATACTATAGATACTCCACTTGAAATATCTGTTGTATCAAAAGTCATTGATTGAGATACATTCGCAGACCCTGATTGAGAAGCTGTACTAAAGAATGAACCTACATTGTATTGTTTATTACCATTTACAGTTACACTACCTGATGCATTAATATTTTGAGTAAATAATGTATAAGCAGCTGAAGCAGTGTATGCTGTATCTCTACCTAAGGCAACTGTTGAATTACCATTATTTAGTCTTACATTTCCTCCTGCTATAATAGCTGAATTAACAGATGAAGACATAAATGAAGCAGAAGTAGCAGCTACTAAACCTTGTTGTGTTCCTCTAATTGCTGAATCAAAGTTTCCTATTAAAGCACTCCAATTGGTTCCTCCTAAATCACCACTAAAATCTGCTATCGCTGCTGAACCTGTTACTGATGAACCAGCATATGATCCTCCTACTACAGCTACTTGAGTTGCTATAACAGCACTACCAATAGATTGAGACATATTAACTTGAGTAGAAGCAATAGCTGTTGCATTATTAGCTAATGTATTTGGTGAACCATTCCATCTACCATTTATATCAACAATATCACCTTTGAATATTGAGTTAGCATTTTGTCCTGGTAATCTCATTACTATATCTCCAGAAGCACTTACATAAAATGGAGTTGATCTTGAACCAGTATTTGCACCATTACCTATAGCAAATCTAATTTGTGAATCAAGTGCTAATGAACCTGTTTCGTTAAATTGACCTAAAATTACAGATGATGAACTATTATTTGCGCTTGAGGAACCACTATATACAAGGTTAGAACCATATATTAAAGCGTTTGCTATACCTGTTCCTGCTGTACTTGCACCTTCTAATGATACTGTATTTAAAAAACCACCTATAAAGTTGTTAAGAACTTGTGTATTTGATGTTCTACCAGCGCCCGCTGCTCTAATGCTTTGAGCACCACCTGCAATATTATTATTGTTAAATTGAATTATATTAAAAGTAGTAGAACCTGAAATTGAGCTACTTACTGTTAGTGAACCATTGATTACGTTATTAGTAGCAGTTAAACTAGCTGCATTTGAGCCAGTAGCTTTACTTAGATCTAATATAATAGCACCATTTATATTATTACTAGTAAAAGTATTATTATGAACAGCAGATGAATTACTACCTGTTACAAAGATATTACCAGCAAAATAGTTTTGGTTTAAAACAGGTTGTTGAGCTGAAGCTGTCCAATATACGTTTCCTACAATAACATTTGAGTTACCACCAAACGAAGCACTAAAATAAGAACCAGAGTTAAATCCTGGGTTCATTAATATATTATTCTTACCTGTAAATGTAGCTGAACCTGATTGGTTAGCAGCAGCTACTCTAGGGAAGATAATGTTTGGAAACTGACCTGCTGAACCTGTAGAATATACTTGTCCTGTTGAACCAGTAGACATAAACATATTTCCATCTCTTGAACTAAGAGTACCAAATAATGTTTGTGTATCTGATAAGGTATCACCTAATTGGTTTGAACCTGTATTATTAATTGTTGAAGAAGATACGATTGTATCTACTGTCAAGAATGTAATTGAAGCTGATTGTATATTAACACTACCAGTAAATGTGTTAGTGCCGTTAAATGTATTTGAACCTGTTGTAGCTAAACTACCTGTATCTACTGTTCCACCACTTCCAGTTACTGGAGTAGCCCAAACTATACTGCTACCAGAACGAGTAAGTACTTGACCTACTGAACCAGTACTAAAACCTCCTAAATTTGTAGAAATCCAAGCACCTGTTTTTAAATCAAGATAGTTACTAGCATTAACTCTTAATACTGCTGGAATAGTACTACCTGAAACTTCAATAACAGAATTATCTTCTGCTATTATAGAAACACCTCCATTAAGAGTAACTACTCCACTTCCACTTTGGTTAAATGAAACATATGCTCCACTTCCCCAATCTCCAATATTAGCTCTGTTCATATGAACAGTCTGATCATCAATTGTAGTTTGACCAGTACCACCTAATATAATTGCTCCATCGTGATTAACAGTATTACTTGAACCACCTATGATAGCACCATCTATATTATTGATAGTATTATTAAGACCACCACCAGCAAATCCTCTATTATTATTTAAAGTATTAGTGTTACCACCAGCTATAAAGTTATTATATCCTGGGTTTGCAATTGTGTGACTATCACCAAAAGCAAATCCATTATTTTGTGTATTATTTGTAATACTATTACCAAAAGCTAAACCATTACCATTTGCACCAACGTTAGGAATTGTATTACCACTACCTAAATTAATCTTTAATCCATTCTGATTACTACCTTCAATAGAACCAGTAACACCTAAGCTACCAGTAATTTGTGCTGAACCACTAAATGGAAAACTACTACCACCTGAACCTGTGTTTACAGTAATCGGGAATGTTGTACCATTACCTTTAGTAAACGTAATTGTATTTAAACTTACAGATGCTGTAATTAATGAAGATGCTGTAATAGCATTTGTCACATAACTTGAAGTAGCAGCTTGTAAAGTATTTACTTGAGTTTGTATTGAACCAGTAAATGTATTTGTACTGGCAGTATACGCATTAAATGATGAAGTAGTAACTAAACTACCTGTATTAATTGGTGAAGCAGAAGACGAAGCAACTGCTTGAGCAATAATAGATGCTGTTTGCTCATTTAATACTGTATCGTTTAAGAATGTATATTGCTCATTTCTTATACGTTGTGGAGTGATAAACTGTGAAGTATTATCTGGAAAATTTGCTTGTATCGAAGCTGATATATCTGAACGTTGAGACATATTTTTATTTTATTTTTAACTAAAAGCTGATTGTAAAAATCCATCAGAAAATGCACTATAATTGGCAGGATTAGGACCAATATAGCCTATTGCTTGAGCGTGTAAATCCTGATTACAACATTTACGTGAGTAGGTAGCACCATAAGTTGATGTACCCCAACATAAACAAGCTCTATTTCCACTTCTGGGAGATGAACGACCTGGTATATAAGGTCTATTTGCTGCTTGAGTTAAATCAATAGTAGCAACCTTGTTGAATCTTGATTTTGGCATACTGATATAACCAAGGACGTGTAAAACATCCCTATCTACTCAGTTGATTTGTAGATTGTTTGATTAATATATGTTCAACCTGAGATCTATCTTGTAGATAAGCTAAAAATGTTAAACAAGCGTGTAATGGTAATTTAGTAACAGCATCAAAATCTATAAGCCTGCCTCCAGCCAATGTATAGATTGTTTGATATGTTCCCCATTTGTTTGCAAAGTTTGCTTCAACTCTTGTGCTATTTCCGAAGTTAGCTCCGTCAAATAGAGACTCGTACTGTTCACCAAGGCTAGTTGTAAAAGCAAAAAAAAACTGATCGCGCCCCAAACAACATCACACGTCATGTGTGATTTAAATAAATCAATTCTAACTTGAGATGTACCTGAGTAATCATCTAAGATATATTCTTTACCACTTTTACGAATAATGGGGCGATATAAAATGGATAGGAATTTATATATATTTTCTTGTTCCCATAATTTTTGACCATATAAAGTCAAATCAAGATACTCACCATAAGTAAGTTCTTGTAAATTAGGATGGAAACCATATTCTACATCATCAATTTTAAACGTCTGAACTAAAGGCATTGCTGATGTTTGTTTAAACATCCTAGTCATATTCTCAGAAATTTCATTTATAGTAGACATTTCTAGAGCGCCAAATAAATCTCTATGAATTAAACAGAGATAGTGAGCAAATTCTTTGAGTACAAACTCATTATAACCTTCCTCTTCAGATTTTTTATCCTTAACTACATCATAATACTTTAGGTACAATGATAACTTAATTTCTTCCCATCTAGTTGGGATTGTGTGTTTTACTATTTTAGATGAATTTGACATAATATTTCCCAGTTCCTGATTTTGATTGTGTGTATGTACCGATATAACGTAAAGCATCAATAGCATGGTTGAACGCATCAATAGGTTGATTTGTCATGTTACCATCTCTATCCATTCTCCACTTATAATTGTTTAATTCTTTTATCAAGTTAATACTATCTTCTGTAACTAACAAATTATGTCTTCTGATATAATCGATACCTACATTGATACTATCTTTACCTTTCTTAGTTGGTTTAATGTTGAAACCTGCTCGTCTAAGTTCTTCAATTGATTTTGGTTCAGCTGAATCAGCAACAATTAGAGTATGAGGTGCAACATCTAGTTTCTTTAATTCACCAATGATGTCGTTATTAGTTAATTTAGTTTTATACAATAACTCTTTAACAAATAAATCATTAACTCCACCTTTCCAGATTTCAACTATTGTAGTTGGATCATTTGAATAACCAAAATCCATTCCTAACCCCACAAATTGAGTGGTGTGATAGTCTATACCTTTAATTTGCTGATATTGAAATATAAGCGTTCTGCCCGATCCTCTCTCACCCAAAGCATAGATGCGATAATAATCATCATCTGTGTACTTCAAATTTTCAATTTCACGAATCGTTTCTTGGGGCAGGAATGGATTATCTTTATAAGTTGATTTAATGAAATCTATTTCATCTACTCTTTCCTCTAATAAATCATAAATCCAAGATTGGTTATCTGAGGGGTTATAGTCAATAATAACTTGTTTCTCAGTTCTAATAGCCAATTGGAATTGTTCCTCATAACTTAATTCATTCGCTTCATT